TGCGGAAATCGTCCTCAGGCCAGCATCTCCGGCATAGCGAAAGAATGGGAGCAAACAGAAGAAAACACTACGTTCGGCTACCATAGCCTTGACAATTGTGTGGTCTTCATGCTCTTCCCATGCTTTTTTCAAGATCTGTGCTTCTCGTTCTGCTTTTTCATCGGTACCGAGTGCATTTACAGCGTAGTTCAGAGCCAAATCATGGTTTTCTTCATCCTTGATGTTCATTTCTAGGATCTGACGTGCTGCATCAGGGATCTCACCTTTTAATGAGTGTGATATAAAGTCACCCACCGGCAGTTCGAGACAGCGGAGAGCTAAGGCGCGGTAAACAGCTTCTTCCGCGCCAGATTTAAGTGTACCTGCTTCAGTTTGAACAGGAGTCCAGGTCCGTTTCCTGGAGATTAGTTTATCATACGGGGTCATTCTGCGCAATCACATTGAGGTTCAGGAGTTAACAAGTCCGCAAGGTAATCATCAACATCAGACTCATCAAGTGCAGCGTATGCACTAGTCTTGTCCTGGACGTCTCCCATTACCTGCAAACTGTAATAGAGGCTTGTTTGAGGAGACGATAGCCACTCTTCAATGAACGCATTGTCATAGGTTACCTGATCACTCCATGAGTTGAACGAGTATCCGTGAAGAAGTCCTGTTTTTTCAAGCATTATCATAAGCTGGTCCGCTACAAGTTTGTACGATTCCCAGCCTACTTCAGAGGCGATCTCAACATCGCCATATTCATAGGTATTGACACCAAAGGTGCCACTGTCCCGGTCAACTGACCGAGCAATAGGTGGAGCGATCTCAGGACAGGAAGTGAACCCGTCTAGACCGACGCTACGATAGCTGCAGGAGGCCGTAGGAGCGATGGCAAAGGCTCTTACCATGTTATGACTCTTGGCGATGGCTGCAGCCTGCTCAATGCCATCTCTGATGGACTGAGCGATATCATGAGCGGTTGAGAAGTTTACCTTCTCTTGATTAATATCACGGAGAGCTATTCCAAACTCTCCATACTTGACTCCATTTTGGCGGAGCAAGTTGGCAAGTCCAAGCATTCCAAGCCCGACTTGCTTATCAACGTCTGGGCTGAGGTATTCCCCAGATTCTCCGACACCTGTCGTAGGATGGAGCGCACACAACTCGGACATACCCTCAACGAAAGCTTTTGGGATGTCAGAGAGAGTACAGGCAGCGAGATTGACATGCTGCAACAAGCATGTGCCTCGTGAAGGCAGGTAAACCTCAAGACAGACGTTTCCTCTGATGCGGTTTCCATCTTTGTCGTACCTAATTTTATTCAGCCAGATGTCTCCTTTCCGAATCCCTTGGAGGAGTTCTTCTTTGTAGGGGAACTCATGCCAGGATTCTTCAGTGAGATTGATGCAGCGTTTAACCCAGGGTAGTTCATGTCGGGGTGTTTGAATGAATTCGAGTGAGTCAGGGTGGTCGATGTCGAGATGCAAAACGCAAGCCCCATTACGGAAGGTGCCACCTCTGCGTAACACTTCATTGAGCATAGAGTAGATGCGTCCAAATGACACGGGTCCACTGGCCACTAATTCATCTGGTCCTTTTGTAGTAACAGTACCCTTGGGTCGAAGATTGGACAGGTGTACTGCGACACCAGCCCCATGGCGTAAAGCGTGGCTTACGAATCGCCATGAGGATTCGATCCCATTGACACCGGTCATGCTGTCATCAACCGACATAACCGTGCACGATACTGGCAATCTGGACTGGGGGTTGTCCATCCAGGACTGTACACGTCCTGTGCGAGAGATGAGTTTAGACATTATACTAAATCAGATAAATCGGGTGGTTTGTAGTTAGGTCCTTTAAGAACCTTGCCGTCCTTGCGTTTAACAGGCTTGCCGTCATTGCCTAGCTTGGACATGTTTGATTTGTGTACACGGCGTAGAGCTTGTTCAAGATCCCAATCCATGTTTTCAGCGTACTGAGCACAGACATAGACAAGATCAGCCAGCTCTTTCAAGCAAGCTTCACGATCAGGGGGATGCATCAGAGCCATCTCTAAATCAGCTTGTAGGAACTCTTTGAATTCCTCAACGATCAAATTCTTTTGAGTAGTCCGAAGGCTCAAATCGTTCGGTATACTGTACGCTCGGCGGAACTCGATCGCTTGGTTGCTCAGGAGTGACATATTGCAATTCGTTGGTGAGATAATGAATGGCTTTTTCTAGGTCTTCTACATAGTTTTCTTTGTAGCCTGCTCTGCAAATGTATTTTACAGCGTTACCTAGGTGGTAGGAAAGTCCTTGATCACGAATAAAGTCCCATACTTCGATGGTTCCCCTTCGGTAGTAGTCTGGCGAGTGGGCCATTCTTTTAATAGTTGTTTAATTGTATTGGTCAGAGCAAAGTTCTGCCGCTGCAATGCCATGAAGATAGTAATGATGTCTTCCTTCTGAGCATTAGGCAGGAGGTCTTTCAACCTACGCAGTTGGAACTCTTGCTCCATTGTGGGTTCGGTTACGGGCATCGGCGGGAGTCCAGAGGATGGGTCGGTGTTCGGTGAGGTCATAGTTCTCGATAGTGAGTATCTTTGCCAGACGTGCATTCTGTAAGGCAACTGACTCATCCAAGTCCTTCTCATCGAAGGCTTTGACAATCGTTTCCCAAGTGTATCCGTCTTTATCAAAAATAGCAGCAGCACGTTTTACGCCTAATCCAGGAACGCCGGCATAACCATCTGTTTGGTCACCTGCCAGTGTCTGAATAAAATGCCATTGCATTCCTTCTTCTTCAGTGATCTCCATGGTTTCTGCTAGGTTGTAGAGAAGACCAGGGATCTGTTTCATATCTTTATCAGGACTGACAATACAGTTGCCTGGATGCAGTGTCGCATAGATTCCCATGGCATCATCTGCTTCCAACTGTGGCATCCTGATTACTTCATATTCAGTTTTTAGTTTTTCGATTACACGTCTATATCCGCAGGGCTTCTTTCTTTGGCGGTGACCTTTGTAGGAGTCAAGGATAGACTTCCTAAAATTGACACTATCACTAAAGAACAGAATAGTACCGGTGCTAGAAAAGAAAGCATCTTCAATCTTTTTAAGTTCGCGTTTTACAGCCTTGTAAGCCTCACTGAACTTTGAGATAACCATGATGACATCATCACCCCAGTCAATCTCTGATTCACATGCGGCACAGGATTTATAGACAATATAATCTGCATCAATCAGTAGTTTCACTATTTAAGTATTTTAGTGCATTTGACACAATGCTAGGTGAGTCTTTTAATAAACCTAAACCAGCATTACAATGCTTACATATGTACCCTCTGAACTCCATGGTCTCATGATTATGATCTAGAACCCATACTTCCGTATGTGTACCACAAATAGGACATGGACCTGGTTCAGGTTTGGGGTGTGCCTTTTTTAAGTTACGTATGGTTTTATCATGTTTGCCTCTACAGTCACGACAGACTCTTCGAGGTGCACGTGTAGGTCCATCCTGTTTAGGGAACTCATTGAGTGGTTTTATCTCACCACATTTAGTGCACATCTGCCCAGTTGTCTCCGATTTTGGACTCGGCTCCGATTGGACATCTGAGGTTGTAGTAAGCCCCAGCCTCAGCTGCGCTTGATACCAAGGATGCTGCCAAACGGTCTGCGTGGAGCCCGTGGCATTCGTATTGGAGTTCGTCATGTATAAAGGCAAGCTGCGAGCAGCAGATATCGTGAGTGTGATGGTTAGCTATTACTAGCCAGCGTTTTGCGATTACGCCAGCAGATCCCTGTAATAGGAAGTTGAGTGCTTTGTGCGGACTATCAAGGAGGACCTTGCGTCCATCAATGGCTTTAACAAAGCCGCGATCACCCGCAACTTTAATTGCAGCAAGTAGATCATCAAGTCCAGGAATCGCAGCCACATACGCTGCTCGAATCTCAGCACCTTTCTTCTTAGCTTTGGCGGTAGGTAACTGTTTGTCATAGGTTAATCCGATCTTAACATCTCCAGCTCCATACAAAAACGCATAAGTAACATTTTTGACGAGCTTACGGGTGATTCCAATCTTATCAGCATTTACTTGGTGGATATCACCGTTGAGTAAGATGTCTGCGTATCTTCCTCCGTCGTAACGGGCAAGATAGTGAGCAAGCATCCGAAGCTCAATGCCGCTAAGATCAGCACCGACCATAACTTGACCCGGAGTTGCTGTAAATAATCGTCTAAATTCGGGTCCACTAGGTACCTGGGCTAGATTGGGTTTGTTATGTGCCATTCTAAATGTGGCACACCCAACTGAACAATGGTGGTGGATACGACTAGCACTCGTACATAGCTTCAGCCATGCGTTCGCGCCTTCTGATATCATCCCCAGACTCTTCGTAATCTCCAGGATCCTGTAGAACTGTAGGGAAAGCCCAGTTCCATGGTTCTTCAAAGTCGTCTCGTCGATCTTCGTTTTCCCAGAAGTCGTAGTAGTCTCGTCCTTGTAGCCATCGAAGGTCTTTAGTATCCATGCTATGTGATCCCTTGATCCGGGATTGAAGGTTTTCAGTCGCGTAAAAGGACACCCTTGAAAGTATCCTTGAGTTTTGTTATTTCGTTTTGGAGTAAACTCTGGTCCTGGGACGAAAGGGAACCGCTGCGAAAGTAGTTCAACAATATCTGAAAGCTCTCCTCGGAGAGAACATTCAAGTTCCCGTGCAGCTGGTTCATCAAAGTTCCATCCATGCTCTTCTTGCAGTGTTAGTATTTGTGCTACCTGATGCTCTAGCGTAACCCAGTCAGGTAGGGGTGGAAATGGTCGCATAATTTGCGTGTAACAGCAACGTCTTGGACGCAGTAATCCTGCATCTCTTGGCTCCAGACTTTGAAGTCATTCTCTTTGCCGTAGTCACCCTTGAGTTCAGACAGTCGATAACCGTATGATTCAAGGCTGTGTCTACCATAGAGTTTGGTAGGCATGTCCTTCCACTGCATCTTCTGATCCAGCTGGAGCATGTTTGGATGATACAAACGTGAAAGGATTAGGGTATCAATAACCTCGCCTTGTGGGTCAAAGAAAGGATATAGTTTCTTGAGTACCCGGAGATCATATGAAATAATGTTGTGACCCACGATAGCATCGGCATCGTCAAGCCTAGTAACAGCTCGAACAAGAGGATCACAGCTGCCCCCTTCATTATTGTAGACAACCGTTTGGTCATCATCCGTATCATAGAGGACAATGCAGTGGATTTCGGTGCAATCATGTACTAAACCGTTTGCTTCTAAATCAAAGACAATCATTTGCCTAATTTACGTAGTCTCTTCAGCTCTTTAACTTCCATCTTTACGTTCTGGAAAGCAGTCTCAGCTTCGAGCTTGCCTCCCATTTCCATAGACACGATGATGTCTACTTTACGCATAAACTGTTCAAGTGCTGTTTCGAGTCTCACTTTGTCTTCCATGCGTACGTTTTGTCCACGAACTTAGCCCGTTCGACCATCTCGGGCGTGGGTGGTGTTGGCTTGCGGAGATCCAGATTAGTATTAGAAATCGGTTGCCGCATTGAAATCGAGTTGAGCTTCATACTCTTTAAAAGAACAAGTTGCAAGATTGTATTCTAGTTTGGCTGCGATGCCTGTTTCGCCAGAATATCGATTTTTAAGGACTCGCACAATTGTAGCAGAGTGTTCAGATCCGTCCTGTTGATTTCGCTCCAGTGCGATGACTGAATCTGAGAGCTGAGCAATTGCAGCTGAGCCACGTAGCTGTCCCAGTGTGACTCGGGCTCCTTCTTCATGGTTTTGATCAGATTGTGTGCGTCGTAGGTGTGACACAAGGAACAATGAAATGCCAGTGCGTTCAACCAGTGAGCGCAGACGTGTCATTGTTTTGTCAATCGTCTTACGTTCATCACCGTCTAATCCTGACAGGAGGATGGAGAGGTGGTCCAAGAATATGATCTTGGTGTCGAGCCCAGTGGCAAGGTATTCGATTCGGTTATAGATAACATCAGGATCGTAACTCCCAAAACCATCAAACAGAAAGAGATTCCACTTAGAGAGAGTTTCATCGAAAGCGTGAATGAGTTCTTTGTGGTCGTGTTCACCTAGATGATAAGCCTTTCCCAAAGCAGATGACATTAGACCCAACGCAGTCCTGCGATTTGATTCTTCTAATGCCAAGTAACCGACTCGATTGCCTGCTTGTAGCAGTTGTGTTGCAATGTGCCGACAGAATGAACTCTTGCCTGTGCCGGAGCCTGCTGTAATGGTTACTAGCTCACCGTAGCGTACACCGTGTAGGAGTCTGTCTAACCCATCGAAGCCATACTTAAAATCACTTGGTGCTCGTGGTGTTGTGACTACTTCCAGTAGTGTACGACCTTCTACAATACCATCTGGTCGATACTCTTTAGCATCCCAGATAGCCCTGCAGATGGCTTCTGTATCATTGTTTTGGAGTGCATCAGATGCATCCTTGTACTGATCTAGAACAGCGATCTTCGCCTTGCCAGGTGGTAGGATGCTAGCGCATTCCGTTGCCGCTTGGCGTCCGGGATCGTCATTATCAAAGAAAAGAACGATTTCCTCATAGCCTTGAAGAAGTTCGAGATTGCGTTGGATTGATTTCTTCGCACTCGCGGCACCGCTTGGGAGCGAGACCATTGGCCATCCTTCCATTGCCTGGTAGCAGCTCGCCGCATCGAGTTCTCCTTCTGTAATAACAATTCGTCTTCCCGCAGTAGGGAATAAATGCTGCCCGAAAAAAGATCCATCAGTTTTACCTTCGTAGTGGAACTGTTTGTCTACTGTCTTGACCTTCGCGCCAAGCAGCGCTCCAGTGCTATCGAGATAATGGAATCGGAGCTTGTCTCCGTCTTTGTGGATTTTGTACTTTCGACAGGTTTTTTCTGATAGTCCTCGCTTCCGAAGCTGAACAGGGTGTCCTCGCAATAGGGGTACATAATCAAATGATGAGTGTGATTCGTTAGGTAGAGTCAATTTGTGACACGAAAAACAATATGTGTGTTCATCGGAATAGACAGCGAGTGCATCACTACTACCGCAATCTGGGCAGGAGTCATGAAACATAAACTCGCTATCATTTTCTAGATCAGCCATTCAATAGGTATCTCCTGGAATGACGTCCATTTTATATCGTGCTTGTCGCACCATTGGGCATAAGTAGTCTTGGACTTCTTACTAATTCTATTGTATGGAGTTTGGAAGACCATACGGATATCAAGCTCGGGATTCTGCTTCTTTACATTCTTGACTTTACGCCTGTCTTCAGGATCCCAATAGCCTTTACACTCCAGAAAAACGCCATTAGGAAGGAGAAAATCAGGAGTGTAGTTATGCTGAATAACATAGGGCACTTTGGTGCTTTCGTATTCATAAGAGACACCAAGGTTACATAGTAGATCAGCGACCCGTTCTTCCAAACCGGATCGAAAAGCCATCAGTCATCCATGTGCTTTTCAATGATAGCTTCAACAACTTCAGTCACAGCACGAGACATCTCGTACTTGAAATCATTTTTATCAGCTTTGTATCGGGTGACGCAGATAGGAGGCAGCTGGATGTCAAGCGTACCTTTGTACACACCCGTGATCTCATCTTTGGAGACCGTGTATTGGAAATCAGAAGTCATCGTCAACGGTGGCAGTTTCAGTGGAGGGTTCGAGAGTATCAGCTTTGAAGCCTTCAACCTTATCGAACAGGTTTGATACATCGCTATCGGCTGACTCAGATGACACACCTGCTGCAGCATTGAGCTCAATAACTTGTACACCCAGGAGCTTCAGAGAGCTTCCGTAGGTCACACCATCCTTGAGCACATACGGCTTCTGATAGAGGGCTAGACGGACCTTAGAGCCACCGTAGAGAGGCAGGTCAGGGTTAGTAACCGCTGTACCCTCACTATCAACGATGCCAGGCTTGTTGTCCTCACCCCAGCTAAACTTAACTTTATATCGTCCTTGCGCAACTTCTTCCCATGGTTCAGGCTTCAGCACTGAACGCTTGGGGTTTTTAACTTTCGACAATCCCCACTCAAGGAGTCGGGCACGATCTTCATCAAGTCGATCGATGATGTCGCTTTCAACAATTGCAGACAGGTTGTATCCAAACTTACCTGGTTGCAGAACAGCCTGAAAACCATCAAGAGTGACGGTCTCAGTCATTACAATGTCATCCTTTTTAGGACCGGCCATGTTAACAAAAGAAATAGGTAGAATTTGTGACATCCTCAGGTTTGAGGGTGCCAATGATGGGTGGCTCAGATGTAGCTCCGATTTGTTCCGCCCATGTTTTTAGATAGTTGTTCTCGGCAAACAAATGCATGTATACCTTTCGGACAATGCCCGATAGATTATCCATGTCGCTAGCACGGCATAAAACCGAGTCGTGAATGACGGCCAGCGGTGCGTCGAAGCGTATTGCAGATAGGTGTAATAGTGAGGCATCCAGCGAATGAATTAGATTGGGAGCTGTGGCATTCTTATGATGTCGCAAGTCTACTTTATCTGAGTCACCAACGGCTGTCGTTACTTTCTGAACTGATCCTAACAACTTCAATTCAATTCGTACTTTGTTTTGTTTCATCAGTTTTTGATGAACGACAAACCCTGAAGGTGTGACCCATTGCAGGTGTTCTTTACCACCTTTAATAGCTTTAGTGACTTCAGCTTCAATCCACTTCATTACTGCCATTGGACCTGGTACGATGACATTCATCGCATCCCGTACGGCAGAAACCGTGAGTGTGAGATCATCTTTATCAATCTCGACACCCTTATCCTTGAGAGCTTCACGAATGTAACCACGGTTGGAATGTGGTTTAGCATTGTAAGGCACTGTCATCACTACACGCTTGACTGTTTTCCTGTCCATATACGGTTGTATACTTTCAGGACAGTTGGGTGTAGCTTCAGCAGCGACAACCTTGTATGCGTCTTGTGGTTTATCACCTGGGACAACATTAACTAGTGTAGCTGTATCTTTATCGAGTGCAAGTCCTGCAAGGATTTGTAACCCTGAGCAGGTTGCATCAACAGCAATAGGTAAAGACGTGTGAGTTCTACTGAAGGCTATCATAATAGCATAGTATTCCTCACATGCAGCTAAGAAACACCAAGGCTCCTCAGCTGCTTCCCATTCTGAGATGTTACCCACAGGATCTGTTGCTACTCTTTCTATTAGTTGTTCGTTAGCAACTGCCCATGAGTGTCTCTCAGACAATGGAGCTTTATCTAATCCATTACCGTAGGTTGTTGCAACCTGAAACTTGAGCCAACGCTCAGCTTCAACTGTCACAAAGCAACTATCAGCAAATCTTATAAGTGACTTAGAGAAGTCACAACCTTGTGGTGTTAGAAAAGAGGGGATTGCATATGCACGACCACGGTAGTCAAACGACCAGGGTAGATAGAATCTGTCAACATTTAGAAATCGTTGTACTAGTTCCATAGTCATGCGGGTTCGACAACTTTCTTTGAACACTGCTGCGTTCTTATTCATTGCCTCTGCCGCAGCTCGTTTATAAGCTTGACGCGACTCATCATTCTCTGCTATGTCCACCGGTTTGGGTGGGATTGGTGTTTCATAGACAGGAATGAACTTCCCAACTTTAATTCCCCTCTCTTGTAGGGTACGAGCAACCGACACAATAAACGGATTTAGTGTGTATGCAACTGATTGAATCCGGTTCAAAAAGGCTAGCGGTTTCTCTCCCTGTATTAGGGACGGATTGCCTCTCCTAACCAAATCATTACCGTGCATTAACTCGTTCATAAGGTATCCACCGGCTGCATCATTTGACCAAGGTTTTGGTGGAATTAACATTGGCCATGCCATTGGTGCCATTAGCTCTGCAGACGCCATTATATCGTCTTTAACGTCCATGAAAGCAGCGCTAGGTACAATGTGAGA